GTGGCATAGGAAATGGTAACTACACAGGTTCAACCACAAGCTTTGCAGTAATTATCCCTGGCACAAATGCTGCTGTCACAACGTGGGCAGTAGTCGGTAACGGTGGTCCGTTTGAGTGGGGAACTGCAGATAACATCACAATTTCAGGAAGCTACGAAGCAGTCTAATTTAATAAGAATTTAGAGTTTAATTTTATTTTAATCACCTTTTTTATTTAGGGTAAAATTGGCTTTGGGAATCATCCCACTCGAGTGAAATGAGAAAAATCTATGCCAATTAATTTCCCAGATACGCCGTCGTTAAATCAGACGTTCACATCTGGAACAACAACTTGGCGTTGGAATGGCACAGTATGGCTAGTAGTTCGTGACTTCGCACCAACAGGTGCTACAGGTCCTACAGGTCAAACAGGTGCTAACGGACAGACTGGTGCTACAGGCGCTACTGGTTTAACAGGTGCAACAGGTCTTACAGGTGTGACTGGTGAGACTGGTGCAGTTGGTAACACTGGTGCAACTGGTGAAACTGGTGCAAACGGTAATACAGGTGCAACAGGTGAAACTGGCGCAGTTGGTAATACTGGAGCAACTGGATTAACAGGTGTAACTGGTGCAACAGGTGAAACTGGAGCAGTTGGTAACACAGGAGCAACTGGTCTTACTGGTGTAACTGGACAAACTGGTGCAACTGGTGAAACTGGAGCGCAAGGAAATACTGGTGCAACTGGTGATGCTGGAGCAACTGGTGCAACTGGTGCACAAGGTAACTTCGGTGGTATTACTGTTGAATACAACTTTAGTACTAACACCACTGTTTCCGACCCAGGTTCTGGAAATGTAAAATTCAACAACGCTGACTTAACATCTGCATCAAAGATGTCTATTGATGATGAAGATGCAAATGCAGTAGATATTCAATCAATGCTGCGTACAATTGATGACTCAACAAGCACAATTAAGGGTCACTTACGTATATCAAATAAAGCAGATTCTACAGATTTTGCTTTACTTACAATTAGCGCAATTGCAGAGCAGACAGGCTACTTTGAAGTAGATGTTGCTTATGTATCTGGCTCATCAACATCATTCTCAAATAGTGAAGATGTAATTATCACTTTTGCAAGAACAGGTGATGCTGGTGCTCAAGGAAATACTGGAGCGCAAGGTAATACTGGTGCTACAGGTATCACTGGAGCAACTGGTCTTACTGGTGTAACTGGACAAACTGGTGCAACTGGTGAAACTGGAGCAACTGGTGAAACTGGTGCAAACGGTAATACAGGTGCAACAGGTGAAACTGGCGCAGTTGGTAATACTGGAGCAACTGGATTAACAGGTGTAACGGGGCAGACTGGTGCTACAGGTGAAACTGGTGCAATCGGTAACACAGGTGCAAACGGTAATACAGGTGCAACTGGTCTTACTGGTGTAACTGGAGCAACTGGTAACACAGGTGCTGATGGTCAGTTCTCAACAACTGAATCAACACCTCCAACAAGCCCAGCTCCTGAAACTGGAGATGCATGGTTTGATCCTTCAAACGGTATCGTATTTATTTACTACGACGGTTACTGGGTTGAAGCAGTCGGTGGAAACGTTGGTCCTACAGGTATCACAGGTCCTACAGGTGTTACTGGACAGACAGGTGCACAAGGAAGCTTTGGTGGCGCAACCTTCGAGTATGCGTTTGACACAAACGTAGCAGACTCAGATCCAGGTGCTGGTGAACTTAAGTTCAACAACGCAGATTTAAGTGCTGCAGCATTAATGTACATCAACGAAGCCGATGCAGATGCAGTTAACATCGGATCATTCCTTACAACTATCGATGACTCTACAAATCCTATTAAGGGTCATCTAAAGGTAACTAACAAGACAAACGCTGCTGACTATGCGTTGTTTACAATTGTAAACAACACTATTACAGGTTCAGGCTATTACAAGGTATCCGTTACACACATCGCTGGAGCTACATCATTTAGCAACGCCGAGGAAGTAACAGTTACTTTCGCCCGAACAGGTGACGTTGGTGCTAATGGTGCTACAGGAGCAACTGGTCAAACTGGTGCAACTGGTCCAACAGGATCAAATGCGGTTCTAACACTAGTTCAGAACGCACAGACTGGAACATCTTATACACTCGTAACATCGGACGTTAACAAGCTCGTAGAGCTTAGCAACGCTTCGGCAATTACGTTGACTGTTCCTACAAACTCTGCAACACCAGGGTTTAACGTTGGAGACCAAGTTAACCTTCTTCAAACTGGAGCAGGTCAGGTCACAGTCGGAGGAGCTGGAGTTACCATCAACGGTACGCCAGGTCTTAAGCTTCGTGCACAATGGTCATCGGCTACGCTGATTAAGCGTGCAACCGATACATGGGTACTTGTTGGAGATCTCTCCGCATAACCTAAATATTAGGTAGAAACTGCCCATCTTTTCACGAAGGTGGGCAGTTTTTTTATATAGAAAGTTCAAATTTGTAGTATAGTAGTGCCATCCTTTTGCTGAAGTAAGAGAGTAATATGCCTATTGATTTTCCTAACAGTCCAGACGTAAATGAACCATTTACATCGGGATCCACTACATGGAAGTGGGACGGAACCGCCTGGAAGGTCGTTCGCGACTTTGCGCCTACAGGCGCTACAGGTCAAACTGGACCAACAGGTGTAACAGGCGCAGTTGGTAATACTGGTGCTACAGGTATAACAGGTATTAATTGGCGAGCAGCCTTTGATTTTATTGAATATAACGTTCGTGATGTAGTTCAATACAACGGAAGTACATATTTTTGTAATACATTTATTGCAAGCGGGGATGCTATTTCACACATCCCTGGTGCATCTGCAAGGTGGGATTTACTTTCTGGTAAAGGAAATACTGGTGTAACAGGGCAGACTGGTGAAACAGGTGCAACAGGTTTAACTGGTGTAACTGGTGATACAGGCGCTGTCGGTAACACAGGTGCAAACGGTAATACTGGTGCTACAGGTGAAACTGGAGCGCAAGGAAATACTGGTGCAACTGGTGAAATAGGACCTCAAGGATCCGCAGGTCCTCAAGGTGTTGGTGGTAACACTGGTGCAACTGGTGCTACAGGTGTAAGTATTACTGGAAATACTGGTGCAACAGGTGAGACTGGTGCTACTGGTGCAACAGGTGTAGGCGAGACTGGTGCACAAGGAAATACTGGTGTTACGGGTGTTACGGGTGCTACGGGTGCTACGGGGGTAACTGGACCTGAAGGCTCATTCGGCGGCGCGACGTTTAAGTATGATTATGATGGTGCATCGGTTGTGGATGCTGATCCAGGTCCAGGAAAGATTCGTCTTAGCAGCCTTACCCTTTCATCGGCAAATGCTCTTTATATCGACGACGTCGACCTAGACTCCGTCAACGTTAGTTCGTTTTTACAAACGATTGACGACTCTACCTCGACCATCAAGGGTCACTTTAAAATATCAAAGCAGTCAAATCCTGCTGTCTTTTTTCTTTATGAAATTGATTCGGTAATAGATGAGACCGATCACTTTAATGTTAACTGTTCATACCTTGCGGGAAGTGGAACTCTTACTGACGGAGATGACGTATACATTACCTTTGCTCGCACTGGAGATGCAGGTGACCAGGGACCTACTGGTCAAACAGGGGCAACTGGTGCAACTGGTGAAACTGGTGCAACTGGTGAAACTGGTGCAGGCGAAACTGGTGCTACTGGTCCAACTGGAGCAACTGGTGTAACAGGCGCTGGAGTAACTGGTGCTACAGGACCGACTGGCATCGGAGATTTACTTTACCTAGCGGCAACTTACCGTTAAACTAACAGAAAAGGAAAAATAAAAAATGGCAGCAGCACCAAATTTTGCCGCGACTGTTCGCGTCTCGGCAGCTAATATTGCAACAGCCGACACTTCGCGTACCTCACCTACCAACGTAGGTACCGTGTTCACCGCAGGAGCAAGCGGCTCACGCATCGACGAGATCAACATCGTCTCGACGGGAACTACAACCGCGGGAGTAGTACGTCTATGGGTATACACTGGTTCAACATACTATTTACTTCAAGAAGTTATGGTGACTGCTGTTACTCCATCTACTACTCAAGCTGTGTTTTCATCCACATCTACCTATAATAATTTTATGTTACCTTCTGGGCATTCACTTAGAGCAACAACTAATAATTCAGAATCTTTTAACGTTATAGCTTTTGGTGGAGACTTTTAATCTATAAAGGAGTCTTTTAATGAATTATGGTAGGGAAGATGGATTTAATAATAACACCGAAATAGTTAACGGTGAGTATAACCCTACAACTTTACAGAATGAAAGACAAGGTTATTTACGCTTTTTTCTTAAAGGATTTGAACCCGAGGATTTTTCATTGTCTTCTGTTGATGAGTCATATACTTTTAGTAAAAGATCAAGTAAGTCTTCTGTAGCAACAGGCCAGCTTTGGGCTAGAGAAACAATAAGTAAGACTCAAGTACTATCTTCTGTTACATATGGAAACGGAGTGTGGGTAGCTGGTGGGGGACAAGGAAGTTTATTCATATCAACTAACGGTGGGACAGTATGGAATGTTCCATCATCTTATACTTCTACCGCTAATAACATTAATACACTTTCATATGGAAATGGCGTTTTTGTAGCGGCAGGTGCTTCTGGATTCTTTAGAGTATCAACTGTAGAGACTACATGGAGTGCAATTGGAACTAATACTTCTTCAGGTATTCATGCAGTCGCGTATGGAAATGGTGTGTGGGTAGCGACAGGTGTACTTGGAATACTGTTACGCTCAGATAATTTATACACATGGAGTCAACCAACTACTTCAAATACAAGTACTTTAAACTCTATTTTTTACGGTAATGGTATCTGGGTTGCAGGAGGTAATAGTGGAGCAGTAAGAACATCTACTGATAGTGGTGTGACGTGGAGAGGATACGGATCTAACTTTGGCACAACTGCCATAACTTCAATTGCATACGGAAACGGCACGTGGGTCGCGGTGGGTGCAAGTGGAACGTTAAGAACGTCTACTGATGCACTAACATGGAACACGCAAACTTCACAGTTTGGTTCAACTACTATTTTCTCGGTTGCATATGGAAATGGAATTTTTGCTGCGGTAGGAAGCGCAGGAACGTTAAGAACGTCTACTGATGCAATAAACTGGAACACGCAAACGTCACAGTTTGGTTCAACTTTAATTCAATCCATTGCATATGGAAATGGAATTTTTGCTGCGGTAGGAAGCGCAGGAACGTTAAGAACGTCTACTGATGCACTAACATGGAACACGCAAACTTCACAGTTTGGTGCAACTGCTATTGCAGCCGTTGCGTACGGCAACGGTGTCTGGGTTGCAGGAGGAAGCGCAGGAACGTTAAGAACGTCTACTGATGCAATAAACTGGAACACGCAAACGTCACAGTTTGGTTCAAGCGGTATCATTTCAATTGCGTATGGTAATGGAATTTTTGTTGCGGCGGGAGACGGAGGTACAATTTCATCATCAACTAACCCAGGCGTAGTGTGGGTTTCATCTAACTCTTTTTCTACAACTACTTTTACATCTATTACGTATGGAAATGGAACTTTTGCTGTGCTAGGAGGCTCCGCTCCATCTATGCGCACATCTACAAACGCTGTTACCTGGGTTTCAACGATGCCTCCGATAAAACTTTCAGGTTCAAGTGGTTTACAATCAATTGCATATGGAAATGGACTGTGGGTTGTAGGTGGAACTTCAGGTGTTATGGCTATATCAACTGGAAATCTTGTAAAATGGAAAGAACTTGGTTCTGGCTCATCTACTATTCATTCAGTTGCGTATGGAAATGGCGTGTGGATAGCAGGGTACAGTGCCGGAGCTCTGCGGACCTCAACAGATAGTGCACAAAACTGGAATTTAGTTGGAGTAGATAGAACAGGTATATGTAGTATTGCATATGGAAATGGAGTTTGGCTAGTTTCACATGCAGGCACAGGTGATAGACAATACGTTATATCAACAGACAACGGTGCTACTTGGACTGATACGCAAAGTGCTGGATTAAATGGGCAGCAAGCTATTCAATTAAGTTTTGGTAATGGAACTTTTGTTGCTGCAATTACGGGTGGAGTGATACAAGCGTCAACTGATGATGGTACTACTTGGAGAAATAACGGAACCATAGACTTAGGCTCGTCTGCAGCTTTATCCGCTGTTGCATACGGTAGCGGCACGTGGGTAGCTGGAACTTCAAGTGCCTTAATATCGTCAAGTGATTCAATTTACTGGCAAAGAAGACATAATCCAAGTGGAGTAACATATTCTGCCTTTGGAAACAGCGTCTGGGTGGCAACTTCAGGAACTTCAATAAGAACCTCTGTTGATGGAATTTCATGGACACTGCAGACCTCTAACTTTGGTTCAAGTACTATATGTGCGGTTGCGTATGGGAATGGCACGTGGACAGCGGTAGGCGCAGGTGGAACACTGCGGACCTCAACGGATAACGGTGTGATCTGGAATACACAAACTTCACAGTTTGGAACAACTGGAATCAACGCTATTGCATATGGAAACGGCACTTGGGTAGCTGGAGGACAAGCAGGAACGTTAAGAACTTCAACAAACGGCGGTGTGACCTGGAACACGCAGACGTCAACGTTTGGAACCAGTGCGATTAGCTCGGTTGCATATGGAAATGGTGTCTTTATAGCAGGAGGAGCAGGAGGAGCGATAAGAACTTCACCTGATGGTGTTACGTGGACCACGCGTACTTCTAATACTACAACTGCAATCCAGTCAGTCGCGTACGGCAACGGCACGTGGGCAGCTGGAGGAAATGGAGGAATGATAAGAACATCAACGGATAACGGTGTGACGTGGACAACACAGACTGGTTTTGGTACAAGTGTGATTAGCTCTATCGGATATGGTAACGGTTTATTCGTAGCTGCTGGACCTAGTGGTATGATGAGAACGTCAACGGATAACGGTGTGACGTGGTATCAATATGGACCTAACTTTGGCACATCAGCTGTCCAGTCAGTCGCGTACGGCAACGGTGTCTGGGTAGCTGGAGGTGCGAGTGGAACGTTAAGAACTTCAACTGACGCGCTTAACTGGAATACGCAAACGTCACAATTTGGTTCAAGTGGGATTAGCTCGGTTGCATATGGAAATGGAATTTTTGTTGCGGTGGGTATAGGTGGAGCGATAAGAACTTCACCTGATGGTGTTACGTGGACCACGCGTACTTCTAATACTACAAGTAGTTTGGATAAAGTTGCCTATGGTAATAACACATGGGTAGCAGGAGGATTTACCAGTGGTGGAACTAACAGCATAAGAACATCAACGGATAACGGTGTTACGTGGACTACGCAGGCATCTAACTACGGTGCTAACAATATTAACTCTTTACTTTATGGTAATGGAATATTTTTTCTTGCTGCGTCTAGTGGAAATTATAGAACTTCTACTGATGGACTAACATGGGTTACCAGAACATCTCCATTAGGTAGTAGCACCATAACAGCATCTGCTTATGGAAATGGTATATTTATAATTTCTGCTAACTTTGCAACGCGAATTTCAAGTAACGCTATAGACTGGTACACTCATGGTTCAAATTTTTCTTCTTCTCCTAGTACATGCGTTGTATCTTATGGTAATGGAATATTTTTAGCTGGTAACAGCTCTGGTCAACTTTTTTCTTCTACTGACTCAATTTTTTGGACCACACGAACTTCTAACTTTGGATCAAGTGGAATTAGTGCTGTTGCGTATGCAAACGGAACGTGGGTCTTGGGAGGCGCGGGGGGAACGCTGCGGACCTCAACTGATAATGCGATAACATGGAATACGCAAACTTCACAGTTTGGTGGAGCTGTAATCCAGTCAATTACTTATAGTAATGGAATTTGGGTTGCTGGAGGTGCGAGTGGAACGTTAAGAACTTCAACTGACGCGCTTAACTGGAATACGCAAACTTCACAGTTTGGAACCAGTGCGATTAGCTCGGTTGCATATGGAAATGGAATTTTTGCTGCAGCAGGTGCGGGTGGAGCGTTAAGAACATCTACTGATGCACTCAATTGGTATGCTTATGGAATTCAATTTGGATCTTCTACTATTCAGTCTTCTGCCTACGGCAATGGAGTGTACGTAGCAGCTGGTGATGGTGGAACTTTAAAAACTTCAACTGATCTAATAGTCTGGACGCAACAAACATCACAGTTTGGATCTAGTATAATTCGCTCTGTTGCATATGGTAACGGCACGTGGACAGCGGTAGGCGCAGGTGGAACACTGCGGACCTCAACGAATAACGGTGTGACGTGGAATACGCAGACGTCAACGTTTGGAACCAGTGATATTCGCTCTATTGCATATGGAAATGGCGTGTGGATAGCAGGAGGAGATACATTTGGTACAATTAGTATTTCAAGTGATGCAGTTAATTGGACAACTAGAGAATCAGGATTTAAAAATGGTAAAGTTCAATCAGTTGCCTATGGAGATGGCTTATGGACAATTGTAAGTAGTGCTGAGCCTGTCAATAAGATAAGAACATCAACGGATAACGGTGTGACATGGAATACACAACATTATACTGGCTCAAGCAGCTTTAACGCAGTTGCCTATGGAAATAATACATGGGTAGCACTTACTCAAGGGCACTTGTACAGATCTGACTTATTAGTGGGCTATAATCAACCTATAGACCCAAATCTATCTATTGTTGGATGGACACAATGAATAAAAATATAAGAAAAAACTACTATGATACAGGTGAAATAGTATTTGGTATTGACTCACCAGGAAGTTCATGGGTAAAACTTGATGGAAGCGTAGTTAAAGTTGATAGTAATTTTTCTAATAAACTTTCTAATTCTTCTTTAGCAAATTTAAAATTTTTAAATGATGGAAGTGGACTAAATATATGTGCGGTTGCGTACGGCAACGGTGTCTGGGTAGCTGGAGGTGCATCAGGAGTACTGCGTACGTCAACAGATGAACTTAACTGGAATACGCAAACTTCACAGTTTGGTTCAAGTACTATTTTTTCAATTGCTTATGGAAATGGAACTTTCGTTGCTGTAGGCGCGGGTACAGCTTTAAGAACATCAGAAAATGGTATTACATGGACTACGCGAACTTCTACATTTTTTACAGCCATATGTGCTGTTGCGTATGGTAATGGCGCGTGGATTGCTGTCGGTAGTTCAGCAAGTGTAAGAACATCAACGGATAACGGTGTGACGTGGACAACACAGACATCTAATTACAGCGCAACTATATGCTCTGTTGCCTACGGAAACGGCACGTGGGTTTTTGGAGGTGTAGGTGGAGGATTACGTACCTCAACTGATAACGGTGTGACGTGGAACACGCAAACAACTTTAAACTATTTAGTAACAGGAATTTCTAAAATAGCGTATGGAAATGGAATTTGGGCAGTAGCTTCAATTAACGCAGATGATACTATACAAACTTCTACTAACCTTATAAACTGGTCTATCCCAAAAACGTATACATCAGGACAAATAGCCAGTTATGCTTTAACATACGCAGATAATAAGTGGTTATTAGGAGGAATAAACAGTCAAGGAATTATGATTTCTACGGATGCACTTAACTGGAATACGCAGATATCATTAAATAATATAAATTCGATAGTTTACGATGCAGCTTATGGTAATAATGCATGGGTTGTAGTTGGACTGGGCGTAATTGCAACAACAAAAATATTAACTACTTTTAAAACACCTAATACATATCTCGGTAATGGTGTATATGGATGGATGAAAATAAAATGAATAATCAAGATTCTAAAAAAGAAGTAGTGTACAAGACTGGTAGTGTTATATATAGAAAAAGTTCATTAGGTTCACCAGGACCAGGCTGGTTAAATTTAAGTACTACTCAAACTATTAACTCAAATTCTAGACTTGGTAAAATAATTCCTTATTACTCTACTTGGTCTTCAGTTAATCATACTATTGGCTTAAGTATTATTAATTCTGTTGCTTATGGTAATGGGACATATATAGCAGCAGGTGCAGGAGGAGCGCTAAGGACCTCAACGGATAACGGTGTGACGTGGAATACGCAAACTTCACAGTTCGGTGCAAATGGAATTTGTTCTGCTGCATATGGTAATGGAGCTTGGCTTTTGGTGGGAGACGGAGGAAATGCAAAAACATCACTAGATAATGCGGTAAACTGGATTAATTACGGAGTTAATTTTGGTTCAAGTACTATTTTTTCAACTGCCTATGGTAATGGAATTTATGTTGCGGTAGGCGCAGGAGGAGCGCTAAGGACCTCAACGGATAACGGTGTGACGTGGAATACGCAAACTTCACAGTTCGGTGGAACTTCAATTTCTTCAGTTGCCTATGGTAATGGAGTTTTTGTAGTGGGAGGAGACTCGGCGGTATTAAGAACGTCTACTGATGCAATAAACTGGAACACGCAAACGTCACAGTTTGGAACAACTGGAATTCGTGCTATCACGTATGGAAACGGCACGTGGGTAGCTGGAGGACAAGCAGGAACGTTAAGAACTTCAACAAACATAACTGTTTGGAACGCTCATGGAAATCAGTTTGGTGCAACTGCCATATCTGCGGTTGCGTACGGCAACGGTGTCTGGGTAGCTGGAGGTGCGAGTGGAACGTTAAGAACTTCAACTGACGCGCTTAACTGGAATACGCAGACGTCACAATTTGGTTCAAGTATTATTTATGCAGTCGCGTATGGAAATGGAGTATGGGTTGTAGGAGGCGCAGGGGGAACGCTGCGGACCTCAACTGACACGCTTAACTGGAATACGCAAACTTCACAGTTTGGAACTAGTATAATTAGTGCAATTGCGTATGGCAACGGCACGTGGGTAGCGGTGGGTGCGGGTGGAGCGTTAAGAAATTCAACGAATAACGGTGTGACGTGGAATACGCAGACGTCAACGTTTGGAACCAGTGATATTCGCTCTGTTGCATATGGTAATGGTGTCTTTGTAGTGGGAGGAGCAGGAGGAGCGATAAGAACTTCAACGAATAACGGTGTTACGTGGACCACGCGTACTTCTAATACTACAAGTAGTTTAAACGCCGTTTCTTATGGTAATGGTGTCTTTATAGCGACAGGAGCAGGAGGAGCGATAAGAACTTCACCTGATGGTGTTACGTGGACCACGCGTACTTCTAATACTACAAGTAGTTTAAACGCCGTTTCTTATGGTAATGGTGTGTGGACTGCAGCGTCTTTTTCTGGAGGACTACGGACCTCAACTGATAACGGTGTAACATGGAATACTCAGACTCCTAACTTTGGTACAAGTGATATTCTTGGTGTTGCGTACGGAAATGGAACTTGGTTACTTGGAGGAAGTGGTGGAACTACAAGAACATCAACTAACAATGCTATAACTTGGATAGGATACGGTACTAATTTTGGAAGTACTCTTACTATCGATGCAGTTGGGTATGGAGGTGGTGTGTGGGTAGCGACAGGATTTGCAGGAACACTGCGGACCTCAACTGACACGCTTAACTGGAATACGCAAACTTCAGAGTTTGGCGGTTCAAGTGGAATTAGTGCTGTTGCGTATGGTAACGGCACGTGGGTTGCGGGAGGAAGCGCAGGAACGTTAAGAACTTCAACAAACGGCGGTGTGACCTGGAACACGCAAACGTCACAGTTTGGAACAAGTTCGATCGTAGCCGTTGCGTATGCAAACGGAACGTGGGTCTTGGGAGGCGCGGGGGGAACGCTGCGGACCTCAACTGACACTATAAACTGGAATACACAAACTTCAGAGTTTGGAACAAGTGGGATTAACTCGGTTGCATATGGAAATGGAATTTTTGTTGCGGCAGGTGCGAGTGGAAAACTGCGCTCCTCAACTGACACTATAAACTGGAGATCTTATGGACCTAACTTTGGCACATCAGCTGTCCAGTCAGTCGCGTATGGAAATGGAGTATGGGTTGCTGTAGGAATACAAGGTATGCTGCACTCCTCGACTGACGCGCTTAACTGGAATACGCAGACGTCACAATTTGGTTCAAGTACTATATGTGCAGTTGCTTATGGAAATGGAACTTTCATTGCGGTGGGTGCTAGTGGAACGTTAAGAACTTCAACTGACGCGCTTAACTGGAATACGCAAACTTCACAGTTTGGAACCAGTGCGATTAGCTCGGTTGCATATGGAAATGGTGTGTGGGCCGCAGGAGGTGCAGGAGGAGCGCTAAGGACCTCAACGGATAACGGTGTGACGTGGAACACGCAAAACTCTAACATTCCTATAACGTTAGGTATTTCTTCAATAGCCTACGGAGATGGAATATTTATTTTGGTAAGCTTAAATGGAGGAGTAAGAACGTCTTTAGATGGAATAAACTGGACAACACAGGTATACTCGTACGCAGGCGCGGACACACTTGAGCCTGTTTCTAGGGTAGCGTATGGGAATAACTCTTGGATTATCGCAGGAGGATCAAACCAGTCACTTTACATGGCTAAAAACAGCAAATCTATCCCTAAAACTTACCATGTACTTACTCCTATAGAGGCTCCAGTAGGATACACTCCTTGGATTAAAACCTAATATTATGATATTTAGCATAGTTTATGATACTATATCTACATGCTAAAATTGGACACTATACGTAGTACAACTTTGTTTGTCGCGACACCGTGCTACGGTGGACTAGTAAATGAAAAATACGTACAGTCCTTACTTCAACTAGTTTCTAAGTCAGCACAGTATGGAATGAAGTTAGGATACTTTACACGCTCTAATGAAAGTTTAATCACAAGAGCAAGAAATGATCTTGTTTTTACTTTTCTACAAACTCCAGCAACCCACCTAATGTTTATTGATGCTGATATAAACTTTAATCCAGACGATGTATTTAAGATGATTAGCATGAATAAAGACGTTATTACTGGAGCGTATCCTACAAAAATGATAGATTGGCAAAAAATGGCTAGCTCTGCGTCAAATGATGTTAAAACGCTACAGTCTAATGCAATTCGCTATTCTTCAGGTGTAAATAAGTTAACTAGTACTTCTAGCACAACTGAAAATGGATTATTAGAAATATATGATGGTGCTACTGGTTTTATGCTTATTAAAAGACCAGTTATAGAAAAACTTATAAAAAGTTATCCTGAAACACGCTATATTCCAGAGGTTTATGATGAAGAGTCTCAGAAAGGAATGTCAAAATACGCTATTTTTGATACCATGATTGATAATGGAAGGTATCTCAGCGAGGACTACACGTTTTGTCGTCGTTGGCAAAATATTGGTGGAAAAGTATACGTTGACCCAACAATAGTCTTAGACCATGTAGGAACTTACACTTTTAAAGGTGGAAATATATCGGAGGATAACTAAATTTATGGACACACAAATACCTCATTTTAATGTACTTATAGCCACACCTGGGCACTCAATGCAACAAGCTTATGTGCGTAGTCTTGCAAAAACTATTTACTTTTTTGATCAAAACCAAATTACTTGGAATTTTTTAACTGAGTACTCATCTTTAGTTGCTGACGCAAGAGAGAAAACTATCGGAGGACTAGGGTATCAAGATCCTAATGACTCTCGTCCAGGCCATGGATTATATAGTTACGATCGAATACTTTGGATCGACTCCGACATCGAGTGGGAACCAGAGGACGTACATAAGTTACTTAGTAATGACGTTGAAGTTGTTTCTGGCTGTTACATGCTTGCAAATGAAGAAGTGACAGTGTACCCAAAGGTTTTACGTGGAGGGATGACAAAAGAAGAAATAATGTCAAGAAAAAAACCTTTTGCTGTAAGAGGAGTTGGTTTTGGATTTTTAGCTGTAAAACAAGGTATATTTGAAAAAATAAAGCGTCCTTGGTTTTCACAAACGGAAGTAGAAGTAATAAATGAAGAAACTGGTGCTGTAGAGTATAAATTTCCTTTAATGGGAGAAGATCTTTCCTGGTGTGAAAAAGTTCACAGGATGGGAGTTACTATATGGGTAGATCCACTTGTTAGAGTAAATCATCACAAGCAAGTTAAAATTGAGTGGCCAAAGTAGCACTAAAGTTATTTTAAGTAAATAATAAATACTAAAGTTTAGAGAGGAAACTAGATGATTGACCCTAAAGGTGGAGAAGATATTATGCTAGAAAACCTAGCAAAATATGTTGATCTTGATAAGTATAATGTAAACATCATTAATTCTAAGTGTTATAGAGATTTAGTTGATATGGATAAGCGCAATATCTTATGGCAGCATATCCCCGCGAATCAAAGTGTTGTTCAAGGAATTAAAGATAAATATTTTAATAGATTAATAGATGCATATGTGTATGTCTCACACTGGCAGCATGAAAAATTTCGTTATATTCATCAAATTCATCTAGAAAATGCGTATGTAGTTAGAAATGCAATAGAATCAATTAGTTATGTAGAAAAGCCAAAAGAAAAAATAAAACTTATATATACTTCTATGCCATATCGTGGTTTAGATGTTTTACTTGACTCTTTTGAGCTTTTAAACAGAGATGATATAGAATTAGATATTTATTCTTCTACTCAGATATATGGCCAAGAATATGTAGAGTATGAAGGTAATAAATATGAGCAACTTTTTGATCGCGCTCGCAGTATGAAAAATGTTAACTATATCGGATATGCTCCACATAAAGATGTTATCTTAGCTCTTCAAAAAGCTCATATCTTTGCTTATCCTTGTATTTTTGAAGAGACAGCCTGTCTTTCCATGATAGAAGCAGGCGCAGCTGGATGTAACTTAGTTACAACAAACATTGGAGGATTACCAGAAACAGGTTCTATATATGCAAAGCTAGTTCCAATTCAAGCAGATGCCAAAATTCTTATTGCAAATTACGCCAAGGCACTAGAAGAGACTATAAATAATTATTGGTCACTTGAAAATCAAGAATTTATTAAAGAGCAATCTGATTTTTTTAATAAACACTATAGCTGGGAAACTAGAAAATATGAGTGGATTAAGATATTAGAATCTCTTCCAGATCAGGTTAAATAATGCCTTCTTCACACCCAGAAAATAAAAGTTGGCTGCTTAAGAAAATTAAGCAGATTAAACCTAAAAATATTTTAGACGTTGGTGCTGGAGAAGGAACTTATGGAGAATTTATAAAATCATTTATAAATTCTAACATTGTTATTGATGCAATAGAAGTTTGGCAACCATATATAGATCATTTTAATTTAAAATCAATATATGATAATGTTTATCAAAAAGACGTAAGAGTATACGATAATTTTGATTATGATATAGTAATTTTTGGTGATGTTTTAGAGCACATGTCAGCAAATGATGCTATTCAACTTTGGAATAGATGTTCTAAACAAGCAAAGTACGCGATAATATCTATACCTATAACTCATATGCCACAAGGGGCTTTCAATAATAATCCATATGAGATTCATGTGGAAGAAGACTGGAACTCTGAGCTAGTCTTAGAAAAGTTTCATAGTATTATTGACTATAAACTTTTTCAATTTACAGGAGCATTTATCGCAAAGTTTACTGGTAATTAGTTCTATGTTATTAACTAATAGTTTAGGTAAAATACATGAAAAAACACATTAATGTTCTTATTGCAACTCCAGGAAGATCAATGGAGGCAGAGTATGTAAAAAGTTTAATTTCAACAATAACTTATCTTAAAGACGTTGGAATTAGCTATTTATTTTTAAATGAGTACTCTTCTGCTGTAAGTACTGCTAGAGAAGCTACAGCAATGGGTTCTAAATTTTTAGACGCATTTAATCAATCTCCAGTTAGAGGAGAAGTTACATATGATAAATTCTTTTGGATAGATTCTGATATATCTTGGACTATAGCTGATTTTATGAATATGTATAGTTCAGATAAAGATATAGTTTCAGGAATATATATAGATCAATTTGGTACTCCTATGTTTGCAATAGACACTCCTGCAGGACAAGAAATTTCTGCTTATAAAATTATTACAGAACAAGAATATCGTGAGATATCATCTGCTGGATTTGGGTTTATTTGTGTAAAACAAGGTGTTTTTGAAAATATAAAAAGACCTTGGTTTGAGACTCATTTTTCAAAAATACATGGTAGTAACGGAGAAGAGTTTTTAGTCCCACTTGCTGAAGATTTTTCTTGGTGCAGAAAGGCTCAAGAAGCTGGATATAAAATATTTTTAGATCCTAGAGTTCAAGTTGCTCATCATAAGAAAGTAATGATATTCCCAAAAGATCTTATACGCAATCCAGAATTATAGACATTTATAAATTTATCATGATAAATTAGGCTTATGATTAAAGTTGCCGCATACGCTATTGCCCTGAACGAGGAGAAGCACGCTCAGCGTTGGGCAGACACCACTAAAGATGCAGACTTTAGATTAGTCTGTGACACAGGCTCTACAGATAAAACAGTAGAGATATTAAGAAGCAATGGGATTATTGTCTATGAAATAAGTGTAAAGCCTTGGAGATTTGATGTTGCAAGAAATACTGCTCAGAGTTTATTACCAGCAGATATAGATGTGTGTCTAAGTTTAGATTTAGATGAAACAGTAGATAAAGACTTTTTTAAAAAAGTAAAAGAGCACTGGGCGCCAGGGGCTAACAAAGGTTGGTGTGATTTTGACACTGGTCATACTTGGCTAGGTGCTCGCTTGCACGCTAGAGATGGTGTGTATTGGAAATATCCTATTCATGAAGTATTTGTTCCTTCCCTTGATACACCTTTGATGAGTTGCACTATTCCTACCAAGATGTACCACAAACCAGATAATACAAAATCTCGCGGGCAATATATGACAATGTTAATTGCTGCAAGTAAAGAGTTTGGTGAAGACCATCGAATTTGGGTATATCTGTGTCGTGAATATTACTATTACAAGATGTGGGATTTAGTAATTAGTAGCGCTCAAAAAGTTAGTGATTTTAGTAAAGACTGGTTCGTGGAACGTGCAGCAGTATGTAGATTTGCATCTGAAGCATGCAGAAATTTAGGAAGACTTGAAGAAGCACACACGTGGGCAGATAAAGCAATTTCTATCGACCCATGCGGTGAGGCGTATTATGAAAAAGTACGTTGCTACTATGAACAAAGTGATTGGGGTGGGGTGTGGGAAACTTGCAAACTAGTTGCTACATGCCAACCAACTAATCACTACCTATCATCTGAAGCTCTATGGAATTGGATGCTAGATGATATGAGAGCGCTATCTGCTCATTACCTAGGTGATAAAGCAAAGGCAGTAGAGTATGGAGAAAAAGCACTTATAGGAAATCCAACGGATGCCAGATTAATAAATAATATGGTTTTTTATAAGCAAGGTATCTAATGACTCAGCCAAATGTATTTTTAGCCCTTCTTGTAAAACAAAAAGAAGCCGTTCTTCCATTATTTCTAGAAAGTCTCAACAACTGGGACTACCCTAAAGAAAACATATTTATCTACATCAGAACTAATAACAACACAGATAACACAAAAGGGCTTTTAGAAGAGTGGATAGAAGAGTACGGTGATAAATATAAAGGGCTAATCTACAACAGCGAAGATGTTCCACAAAAAGTAGAGCAGTACGATGTTCATTTCTGGAATGGTGAAAGGTTTAGAGTCTTAGGAAAAATTCGTCAAGAGAGTATGAACCAAGCCTTACTCACAGATTGTGAATACTACTTTGTAGTAGATATAGATAACTTTTTGTTCCCAGAAACACTCAAAGAATTAGTCAAACTAGACCTACCTATAGTTGCCCCATTTTTAAGATACGCGGTTGCTTTCGGTGAAAATGCTGATACTCCTGTAGAGGCTGCTAAGCGAGAAGGTCACATGAGTATGTATTACTCAAACTATCATGACAAGGTAGATGACTTTGGTTCAATTATTGCAGAAGATGTTTACTACAAAATTTTAAATCAAGAGGTAAAAGGACTAATTGAGTGCATGTGCGTTCACTGCACCTACCTAATTAAAAGAGAGCATCTCTCTGAACTTACTTACCTAGAGGAGTCAGACCGCTGGGAGTACATGGTTTTTTCTAACTCTGCCAGAGACAAAGGGATACCTCAGTACATAGACAATAGAACTATATATGGCGTACTCACATTAAGTGAAAATCTTGGGGCCTCTAGATGGTGGTTTAACTATCTAAAAGATGAAAAAAATAGAACAGAAAAATATAAATCTATTATTAATTTTAGTTAAGAGTTACAGTACGTTTTGGTTTCCAACCAACCCTTTCAAACTCTAAAAGAGTAGTTACATCTAAATTAAATGGGCTCAGCGACAAATCTAGGCATCTATAGTCACCATTATTAATATCTCTATTAACTAAATCTGCCGAGGCAAAATCATTAGTTACTAAAGAAAATTTTGAAGACTTAATAATTTTTACAAGTATGTCAATCACATCTTTATTACATAAATGCTGCAGAACATCTTTGCATATTATTAAATCTACTTTTGGTATTTCATAAGTAGTTATGTCATGACTAATAAACTCTACGTTAGAAGCAGAGTAAGAATTATTGTTAGACTCTATGACAGACTCTACAACATCTACACCTAGGTATGAAACAGATGATAAATCAAGAAACTTAGAGAACTGCCAGTCCCCACATCCAAGGTCAAGCACAGTTTTTATTTCAGGTTTATTAATATATTTTTGTAAAACATCTACATACTCTTTTACATTTTCTATCTTAGAGCCAGCTCCAGAGCCCCCATGCCAGAGGTCTTCTTTGTAAATTTTAGAAAATACCTCTTTGTTATTCATTTTACATAAGCCTATCTGTCCATGTTTTCGGGGTTTTGTCGGTAACAAACTCTAGAGGCAGGTGATAATTAAACTCCCTAGCGCCTTTAGACTTAATCCAATTTACTAATTCTACTAACCCAGAGTCTAACGAAGTAGTAGTTTTGTAATTTAAAAGCTCTCTTGCAAGATTGGCTGAACAATTAGCGTGAAAGACTTCTTGAGGCCTTCCTGGCATATAAATTGACTCTAACTTAAAATCAAGAATTATTGATAGTTTATAGGCCAACTCATTTATAGTAATAAACTCTTCATCTGGACCTATATTAATAGTTCTCCCATGAGCAACATCGGTCTCACATGCAATCATTAGAGGGTCAATGACATCTTGCATAAATGAAAAGCATCTTTTTTGCTCGCCATTTCCATAGATAATAGGTTGCTTGCCTTGAAGCATTCTATTTATCATAATCGAGGCTACGTTTCTGTAAGGGTCATCAAATTTTTGCCTAGGGCCAATAATGTTGTGTGGAACCAGTATTACGTAATTAAGCCCGTGAGTATCTGCAATATTTTTTATCATAAGTTCAGCCGCATATTTTGCAATCCCATACGGATCCTGAGGCTTAGGAGTCATTGACTCAACGAATGGAACTACATCTTGAGTCCCATATCTTGCCATAGAAGATAGGTGAACAATTTTTTTAACATTTGCCTTTACACAAGCACTCATTATGTTTGTAGTTATCTGCATAGTGTTTCTGACAACTAGAGAGGGGGAAAATACGGAAAGTCCTTCATAGGCAGTACACGCACTGTGCACTACCAAATCTACATCTTTAAAAAGTGGCTGAATCAGTTCTAAATTATCTAAATCTAAATTATTAAAGTCAACACCTGATGGAACGTTTTCTTTATAGCCACCTAATAAATTATCTATTCCTACAACCTCGTAGCCTTTAGCAAGAAAAGAATCTGCTAAGTGACTTCCCATAAATCCTGCTACACCAGTTATTAGAACCTTCATTTATTAATCGCCTCTTTTAATTTTGTAATATCACTTTGAAAATTTGTCATTTTATATCTAGCCAAAGCGTTTCTATCTCGCTCATACATCCAAGGAGAGTTTATTGCATCATATAAATCATCAACAGGTGCTTTACGAACAGCGTAGTGGTGATGCTCTAAAATAACTTCAGGGCAATACCTTAATGTTCCCATAAAATCACCTAATAGTTTCCAAAAATTATCTATATATAAGTGTAGTAACTCGGGAGGGGCTAAATATCCAAGAGTTTTTACAATATTTGAATCAAAACAAGTTCCATTGCTAGGCAAACGAGCACTCTGAGCCAAATCATCTGGGTACGAAATACCCATAGGCACATCTTTTATTGCATTAATAAGGTTTTCATCCCACTTAGGTGTCATCACAGTTGTGTCATCGGCTGCCCAGAGAATGTAGTCATAATCATTCATATATTTATTTGCCATACGATTTAGTTTTTCGTTTACACCTAATTGCTCTGGTTTAGGTCCTATCTCGTACTGAACACCACTCATTCTTGGGTATAAAGCATGATCGTCTTCATCTAAACAAGCAATTATGTCCGAGACCGTTGAGTGCTGTCTTAAAGACTCCACTGCTCTAACAAACCTTTTAGGGCGAGTTCTAGATGGAACTAGTATCACCGAGCGAGTCATGTATAAATTTTAACACGGAATACATAAAAATAGGGACTACTCTCTATAAGTAGTCCCTATCTTTAGAGTAAATTACTTAGATATGCCCTCACCCTTAATGACTGTTTCTTGTCCTGTAGCAAGATCACGGACTACAAGCGAAACGGTGTAATCACGACCTTCTCCAAGAGATCCAACATTTAGAGTCTGAGCAGAGCCATCTGTTCCAATTGCAGTAGTTGAGCCAGATTTATTATCACGAACAATAAGAGTTGCCCAAGATTTACTTGCATCAAAGTTTGGAACTGCAGGCATTGCAATAGCCACAGATAAAGCACCTGAAGAATCTACAACTCGAGAAGAGATAGATGGAGCAGTAATGGTTGCTCTATCTGTGGTGTCACTTCTGGCTGGAGTTGGTGCTGGAGCAGTTGAAGCAACAGTTGCAACTACAGGGTTTGATATTACAGTTTCAGTATTTGTCAAAGTATCTCGGATTACAGTTTTTACTGTGACATTTTGGTCTTGAGGCAGGTCATTAATAGTTACGGTGTTTTGCCCCTGCATTAGACCAACAGAGGTAGTTGAGCGACCATCTGTAACTGTGTAAACAGAAACAACTGATGTAGATGGCAAGTCTTGGATACCAGCAACATCAACAGTCATTGAGACCGAGTTGTCCGCATTAAGTACCTGAGTTGTAACTACAGGTGAGTTTGCTTGCGCTACAGCAGGACCAGTTGGCTCCGTAGGCAGTGTTACAGGAGATAGTTGGGTAATTCCATATGTAGGGGTAACCTTTACATCAGGTGCAACATAAACAGAAACAATCGACCCCTGAGTAATTGGCTTAAGTCTGGTCACACCATTTGAATCAACATACTTAACGCCAGCACTAGCAGGAAGTTTTACAATAATTCCGTATGAGTCGATAACTCTATTTGGTGAGTAGCCATCCCATGTCACAATGCGGTCAACAACGCCATCGACAATAACTGCATACTTTGCCTTAGGAGTTGGACCATCTGTAAGACCAGACATCTGCGGTGTTGATGTGATTGCATCTAAAGTAATTGCAAAGTAACCATCTGCTCTTGTCTGAAGCAAATCTTCTGAGTTCATTCGAGATACTGTGCTTTGCGCATCTGTATCTGCTACCCAGCCAGCAAATGCTGGACTACCAATAAGTGTTAGCGCTACCGCTAAACCTAATATACGTACTTTATTCTTTAACACACTATCTCCTAGTCATTTTGTCTCTTGAGAGGCAATACTAGTAGGTGTGTCAAAAAATAGCAAGTGGGCTATGAAACTGCTTTTTTACGCTTGTTTTTCTTCTTTAGTTTCTCTTTTTTCTTCTCTAATTTGGCTGCTTTATCGATTTTTTCAGCCTTGTACGCCTCTACCGCGTTGGCGCTAGTTCTACTTCTCCAAGCAAAGCCACACTCGGTACAGGTAACAATTTTTGCTGTAGTCCATCTTCCAGTTGTTGATAGTTTTTCTACAGATGTTTCTAGTTTGCTAGGTCTTGCAGTACAAAATGGACAATTAGGGTATCTACGACGTCGAGTCTCTTCCCCAAGATATGAGACGGAAAGAGTTCTGCGAATTTCAATTTCATCTTTGCCTCCCCATATTCCCCAGATTTGTCTGTGTTCTAAAGCCCACTGTAAACAATCTTTTCTTACAGGACAAGAAAAACATAAATTTTTAGCGTCATATTTTTCAGAGAAATCTTTAGAGAAGAACCAATCTAAATATTTTTTATTGGCTGGTTTAGCGCATAAAGACTCGCTTTGCCATTTAAGGCTTTCTGCTGGTTTCCACATATACTCTATTTTAAACTAAAGTACTATAAATCTACTGACTAAAACACTATATTTACTATATTTCTATCCAAGTAGTTAATTCAATATTTTCGACTATATCACCATACTCAGTCTCAGAATTTTCGTCGCAGACAACGTACTCAAACTCTTCCTCTAGAATGCCACACCAGCCCCTAGTAATTTGACAATTTTCAATTAACTTAAAACTATCTCCTAAAGAATCAGCAACTCCATCTCTTTGAATAGCAGATGCTAGTGCTCTAGAAACAAGATCGTTATCCATATCTACGTGATCTAGTGTGTAGTAAACGGTGGCTTCTGAGTTTTTTTTATCATAGCCAGAACCATTCCACTCACACCAAAGCTCTTCCCCAGGTCTTGTGTCTTTTTTCATTAGTTTTTCTAGGCTCTATTCCTCTTCTGTAGAGTAGAAATTAAACTCAAAGTCTTTGGAAAACTCATCGTTAGTAAAATACACCTCTTCTTGCTTTTTTAACTCGTATATCCCAGCGATAGTTACCGACCCACACATACAGCAGACATCTACAGAGCCAGTGTTTATTATCTCTGGGATATCTACACCAACAAGTTTTACAAGGATGTTGCCATCCTCATTCACACTCTGAGGCTCCCATTTGGAGTGCTCTTCCATCCAGCACAGTTCGCAAAGAGCCATAGGGCTAAGCATTGAACCGTCTTCCATATATAGCCTCTCTCTAGGCATATCTAGTAGGACAATTCTAGTTGTATTTCCCATTCTAGATTTATTTTAAATCTATATTTACAGAAATTTTTTGATGCTTCCTTATATTAGTTCTGTCCTTGGGGCTTAGCCCTCCCCAAAAACCAAATAATTCATTTTTAATGGCCCAGTCAGCGCACTCGGCTTTATGAGTACATCTTTTACATATGGAGTTTGCCATAACATATGTACTCATTGAGTCCACTTTCTTTTCATCTTTATCTTCAGTGTAAAATATCTCTACACCCACTTCTGCGCATAACGGTTCTTCAAATTCCCATGGTCCACGAGACACTTGGCTCTCCTTTTAAAGTTTGGTTATATGGTTATTAACTTACTAACTAATTTTTCTTGCTCTCCAAACTTCCTACTTCATAACCACATGCAGCATAACCAGCAATATCAACCCAAGTGTCAGGTTGGAATCCAGACTTAGAAGCGTACCTAGCCACTTTAAGCCCAACCATCATCATTGCAACATCTTCATTGGTAATATTAATACCTAGAGTTACAGACCAAATTTTTGCTGTTCGTTCAAAATTATCTTCAGGGTCTCCGTACTGTTTGTTTCTTTCCCCCGAAATAATTCTGGCAGCCTCTCGCAACGCTTCAACACGTAAGGTAGTAGTTTCACTAGTTGTCGTTGTTTCTTCTTCATTACCTGATGTCATCTTTTATCCTCGCTATAACTAGAGCATTGTATTTTTTGGGAAGATTTTTATCAGCGGTGCTTTCAACACTTACTTCATAATTAACGTATTTTAGTGGGTCATCAGAGTTTATTGCAAGGTAAGAAGATATCTCTTCTTTAATGTTGTCAATAATTTCTTGGTGGTTATCCCCAGGTACGCAAAACTTATATGTAACTGTTTTCAAGTTACAAGCGCTTTTCTAATTGTTCTGCTCTCAAATGGACTCCGTCTAGAAGAGGAGTTTTATTGTCATCACTTTTAACAATAATATCTCCATAGCGAATGCCTACAACGCGACCTCTTCTTCCATTAAAGTCTTTACCGCTCTTATTATCAAAAGCATCAAACTTTATTCGAACGTAATCTGCCAAGACAATTGAGCCAGGAGTTACTTGAACCCAAGTTTCGCCCTTTTCTTCTTTTACAAGAGCGTGACCTAATGACAACTTAGCAAAGATAGCAATAATATCTTTAGAGTAGTCAACTTTTTCTTCTTTATTTTTTTCTTTTACATCTTCCCATGACTTGAGAAGAGTTAAAACAGAGTCACCAACAATTCTTCTGGTCTTATTTTTTGTCAGTTGCTCTTTCACCCAAGCGATATCTACATCAGCCATTTTTTGTTCCTTTCTTAGTTAGTTTGTTTATTACTTTTGTAACAGTATGTTTCCGATATTCTCTTTTACACTCTCCCACGAGGGTATATTTTGAATATAAGACTCTTTTTGCTTTTTAGATAGTTCAACTCTTTCTATAGGGCTCATCTCCTCTATAGAGTTTGGAAGCATCGACCACTCTGGACCCATACTTGTGGTCAGTCTCCAGTCGGTAATTGCTGGTACCCCAACATATAGTGCCTGAGACAGAGTGGGGAACCACCAAGGGTTTCCAGACTTATAGACTGAAACTAGTGCACCCATAGAGTTAGTTAATCTAGTGAGTATGTCTTTATTGCCTTCCCACTTAGTCGCTCTGTAGTTGACCTGAGGATTAGACAGGGATACAGACACTTTACGATACCAATCAGTCTTAGGGTTATCGATACACCAATAATTTCCATCGGCATAGTTTTGAATCGGGTTATTAATTTCTAAAAGAGCGGCGTCTGGGGACACTAAAAATAATTTTGTTCTATCTACATTAGGTATGTATTTAGTAACTACTTCTTCTTTCGACCAAGGATATGATGGAATAATTGTTTTAGGCCAAGCATTTCCATAAAGTTTCTTAGCGCCCTCTATAACATTTTCATAGTTTTTAGGCTCCTGAGCCAACTTATACTCTCGCTTTTTAGAGTAAAAACTTCCAAAGAAGGATTCAGGTTTTCTGTATATATCTCCTAAACTAAAGTAAAGTTTGTGGGGGTCAATGGTGTCCATAAATAGGGATAGAGTCCCTAAATCACTAGCGTGATTAATTACAGACAGCGCCCCGTATGCCCTATGAGATGCAATACCTGTTGGTTTAGAGATACCTACCAAGACAGAATCATATTGAGATAAATAATCTTTACTCATAGTTACTGAAGGATCTTCCCAAGTAACATCAAAACCTAATTCAGTTAAAGCAATATTAATAATTCCAGCAAATGAAGGATTCTTTTCGTTTGTATTTTTGGACGCGTGGGAAGCAGTGCATCCTGTAATTAATACCTTCATAGAAACCTCTTATATCTAAGATGATTACTAGATGTTGTTGTTAATTCCCCTGAACAACAACAACACCTAGTAAACTCTATCTTTTATTTAGAACGGGGCAGCAGGAGCGGCAGCAGGTGCTGGCGCTGGAGCAGGTGCTGGTGCAGGTGCTGGTGCTGCTGCAGTTGTAGGTGCTGCAGAAGTTTGTGCGGCGATTGGGTAGTAGTTCTTGATTTCATTCTTCTTAGAACCATTCCAAGTACGTGTGCCAACCTGAGCACGGAAACGCTTACCATTAATTATTTGCTCGATTTGAGCATTGGTTGGCGCTGGTTGCTGTAGGAAGTAATCACGAGGAACACCAAGAGCATGCATCTTTTTGAAAAAGATACCAAGAGCAGCAGGGCTATCTGGAGAAACAACTAAGTTGTCCCAGACAAGACGCTTGTTATGAGCGCCACCCTCAACCTGCGCTTTTACAGAGAACATTGTTTTGCCACTCTGTGTCATTTTGTGTGTAGCTTCTACAACTACAACATCATAATCGCCATCTGGAAGCGGATCATAGTTTCCTGATTCGCCTGCTTCTTTGATGAGGTCACCCCAGTTTAGAGTACTCATTTGTTATACCTCTTTCTTTTCTTTAGTGGTTTTTTCTTGAGCAGTTTGCTTAACTCCAAAAATAGTATTAAGCATTACTTCGATTGATAACTTATCTTGTTCGACTATAGAACCTAGGCGACCTTGTACTCGCTCGCCAGCCTCATAATCATTTGTTCTTTCCACATACATACGCCTTACTTTGTAGGGAGGCTGCAGCGGATCTGGGTTTGCCATTTGCTCCACTGTCAACGCACCAAGAATGTCGTAAAAATATGGTGCTTGAATTGCTAGTTGACCTTGTAGATATGGACGGTGTCTTCCATCCTGACTTGTTCTTGACATAGCAGTTAGTACAACTGCTTCAAGAGGATTTGTAGCATGCATAGTTAGATCGCGAAGATCACGAAGAAGCCCACCCATGTGACGAAGAAGTTCGCCCCACTGTTGCATCTTCATTTGTTCTGTACCTGCGATGCTGTCCATACATTTAACTTGTAGTTCAGAGATTGAATCAATAATCAAACTCTTGAAGTGATGCTTTCCAAGTTGTAACCACTGATAAACCTTAATAACAGTGTCATAGTCACGAACTGTAACTACAACAGTGTCCCAAGTTCCATCAGCGATTGGTGGTTCCTCGCGAAGAGGATCCCAATACTTAACAACGATAGGTAGGAATCGGTGCCCACCCTCGACGTCAAGCATGAGTCGTGGGTATGGAGCAGTTACAGCAAAAGTAGATTTACCTACCTTGCTTTCTCCGTACACCATAACCGTAAGAGAGCGTTGAATCTCACTCATACGTCACTCGCCTCCTTTTTTCTCTGTTTCATAGTATGCATAAGGATTAGTCTCCTCATACATTTCACTAAGTGCTTGTTCAGCGGCGCTTCCGTCGTCAAACATTGGGCAGATAGTAAAAAATTGGCATTTCCATTTGCAGTCACGACTTGCTTTTGGATAAGCATTAAATGCGTGGCTTTCACCAGAATCTAAAGCATGTCTTACTCTCATCAAGTCTGTGATTGTTCCGTGAATTCTATTCCAGAAAGAACGCATAGTAAAGATGTTATGACGAATTTCTATTTGGTCGTAGAAAGGAGGTTTAGCGGCCGCAGTTCTGCGAACTTTTTTAAGAAGAGTAAATATTCCGCCTTCACTTCTTTCCGATTCATCTCTTTTTGTAGACTCTAAAAGCATGTATGTCATAACCTGTTCATTCATATGAGCCATATTTGCAAACTCAGATAAAGAACCTCCTACAGTTTTAAAGTCTCTAAACATTCTTACGCCATCGCCTTTACGACGAACACGCATATCAAGTTTTCCTTGAAGTTCTACTTCACCATTAAACAAGGGTGCAATAATTGTTTCTTCGGTAGATATCATCTCTAACTCGGCGTCAATACCGTTTTCTTCTACCCATTGCTCGTACCCCTCAAGCATAATGCGACCTAACTCACCTTCTGTTTCAAGGTTAGATACATCTCTAAAATCTTGGAGTAAAAGTTGTTTGTCTTGTTCAATTAATTCTGCGTGTGCAGTAAGCAAAGGAACGCCTTGCGTATAGTGAGCATCTAAAGCGGCGTGAATTCTACTTCCCATAGCCAATGGACCAGTCATGTCTTGGTGTTTAGGTTTTAATCCACGGTAATAAGTTAGCCACCATCTACGGCGACAATCTTTAAATGTCTGTATTTCTGAGTTAGATAATCTAACAACTCCACTCATAGGTTTCCTGTCTTATCATCTTGTAGTAGTTTGAGAAGCTGGTCTTTATCTTTAACAATTTGTTCAAAGTTATCGGCTTTAGTTTCTAAAACTTGAATAACTCTTTCTTCTATAGTTCCCTCTGTAACATAGTCGGTAATTACTATAGAGTCGTGTATTTCGCTTCCGATTCTATGTACGCGGTCTAGAACCTGCTTGTAATCAACTAAAGACCAAGGTCTTTGAAGCATTATCAAGCGACGAGCAGCAGTGAGTGTAATTCCAACTCCTCCCGCTTGGGCTGTAAAGAGAATCCATTTTATTGCTCCAGATTGGAAATCGTCAATAGCCTTCTGACGCTCATCTTCATCTTGGTCGCCTGTGATTAGACCGTGAGCAATTTTTTTCTTTGTCAACTCTGCGCTGAGAAGATTAATAAGTTGTTTAGAGACAGCGCTTACTGCTACAGAGTCATCCCCAAAGTCCCCGTTGCCAATGTCATCCATCAGAGCATCAATTTTGCAAGAAGGAGAGTCTAATACTGCTTTAGGCTCACCAGTCTCTTCATTGACAACAATAGTTGCGTAAGAACTAGCAAACTGAAGAAGTCGTATCGTCTGAGTCAGAACGCTAGGTGCTGCAAGGGTGTCCCCAGATTCGAGTTCAGATATCATCAAATCTCTCATCTGTTCGTAAGCCTTTTTCTGCTTAGTAGACATCTCTACATCTCTACGCTCTTTTAGAACTGGAGGCAGGTTAGGTAGTACAACTTTTTTAAGCATGCGTCTCATGTAAGGGTTTACGCTGCTGTAAAACTCCTCTTGCATCTGAGGTTTGACCCCTAGAACCATCATTCCACCAAAAGCGTTAAGCATCACATCAACCATTCGGTCAATCCACTTTGTTTTGCTAGGCCAATCTTTTGGGGAAATCCAGTGAAGTATTGACCAAAGGTCTACAACATTGTTAGCAATAGGTGTTCCAGTTAGTGCAAAGCGAATCTCAGCGGTACCAGAGGCAGACCAGAGAGCACGGGATTGTTTTGATTTAGGATCTTTACTTCTGTGAATCTCATCTGCAATCACTGCTTTAAATTTAAAATTGTTTAGTTCTCTTAAGTGGACTTCGCAACGGTTCTCGCTAATCTTTTCATCTTGACCTCCGCAAGCCTTGCACCTTGTTAAAGAGATAGAGCCGTAAGGAGAGAGTCTTGAGTGAGAGCGTAAGGACTCCCAGTTAATAATAAATACTTGCGCTGGTTGGTCAAATTGTTTTTTGCGTTGAAGAGCAGAGCCTTTAATAACCTGCGTACTTACATCTGGCCACCATGTAACAAACTCTCTTGCCCAGTTATTTTTTAAAGTATTAGGGCAGACAATTAAAATAGGGAAAACATCTTCTCCTCTATCGTGTAACTCTTTTAAGGCTCTAATTGCCTGAGCAGTCTTACCTAAGCCAGGCTCGTCGGCTAGAAGAGCTCTTTTGGCAGTTGCTAGGAAGGCAACCCCTGCTCTTTGATGAGGAAATAGGACTTCATCGCCTTCGTAGGTCTCTAACTCTCTTAAATTATTGGCTGGGGTGATTCTTGTTGCTAATTGATTGGCTGCCCAAGCGCCTAAAGTAGGCTTTATCTCTAAATCATTGCGGAATGTTGAGCGTAAGGCTAGACAGGTTGTCCAACTTAGGGGAACCCTCCAAACCTGCTCAGAAGCGCTCCAGGAGGCTCCTGGGAGGCTTTTACAGAGTTCTTTATAGCGCCAATCAGCACTTATAAGGATATGCTCCCCTTGAGCATCTATATCTACAGATACTGCCACCCTGACTCCTTACCTATATATGGACTGAAATATTTTTTAGTTTATTTTTTTCTGTCCATATCTATTTTAGCAGAACTACTGGCTTCCAACCGCTTTTAACCAACTTTAAAAGGGCGTGTCGTATGGCATCGTTTGCATGCCCTTCCCCGCCTTTATGCCACGTACCCAACTTTTTTAAAGCCTCGTTAGGGAACATAGTCTTAGCATCAACAGGAGATTGAAAAACGATTTTTTCAGGGTCATATTCCTTCACTCGACACATATGCTTTAGAACCCCTATCTGCTCAAGGCTAAATGGTGCCTGTGAATTTCTCACCGTCTGAGCAGTAATAACAAATCGCTCACAAACCACCAAAACATTATCGTAGGACTGAGTGGAAGAAGAAGCAATAGACATAGCCGTGTCCATCCAAGAAGCAAATGTCTCTGGGTCAACCTCTGCTGACATTTTAACTACTGGAGTCTCTTCTGGCACACCAGACCACTCAACTAAACACACCCCTGTTGCTTTACCAGGGTCTACAGACACTATGTACTTCATTTAATACTTCTCTCCCCAGTTTTCAAGTGGACCATCTATTCCAGCAGTTAGTGGAACATCCCAGCCTTCAGTAGTTGTCATACATTCTTGAACTATTTTCTTAAACTCTTCTGCTTGCTCTCTTGGTGCCTGTAAAACAATTTCATCGTGAACAGGGACAATAAGATATTCGGTCAAATCTGCTTGGTCAAGTTTTATTAGATTACTTTTAAATATTTCAGCAGCTCCGCCTTGAATTAAGTAGTTAATCAGCGTGTAAACACGTCCTTCGTCGCAAGGAATCTTACGACCAGTCCAAGTGTAAATGTAACCTTGACCTTCATCCCTCTCCCTACGAACACCAAGATTTTCAATATCTTTTTGAAACTTAATCATTCCTGGGTAACGCTTATCAAAAGCATCCGACACAGATTTCATCTGAGACTCTAGAACTCCAGCAGTAATTGCTTGTTTAGCAACTCCAGCACCATAGAGACGACCATAAACCATTCCCTTAATCAAAGTACGTCTTTTATCTGAACGAGTCATATCTGGTTCTTGATACACCTCTCGACCAATTTCAGTAAAGGGGTCTGAGCCAGTTGCGTCAGCGCGATTAAAAAGATTAATTAAATTAGGATCTTTAGATAAAGATGCAAACATACGGAACTCAACTTGGTCTAAGTCGGAGGTAATAATTACGTGGTCTTTGTCTTTAGGTATAAAAGCTCTACGAACAGTGTCATCTCCCTTTGGAAGGGTTTGTAGCGCTGGGTCAGTAATAGACATACGAGAAGTACGAGCACCTAGTGTTTTTACGGAAGGGTGAACAATTCCGTCAATTGACTTGTTTAAAAAGTTTAGGAAGTAGGTATTTGCCAGTTTATCTGCTTTACGTTGTTTTAAAATTGTCTCGGCAAGATTTTTAACCTCATCATTGCCTTGGATAGTCAGCAGGTGAAGTTGGTCTTTACTTGCAGATTTTTGACCAGAAGGGGTAGTTTCAGTTATCTCTGCACCAAGTTTTTCAAATAATCTCACTAGTTGAATATTGCTGGTGATACTAGTTCCAGCATAGGTTTTTTCAGCCCACTCTTTTACAGACTCGGTGTAATTAATAAGTTCTTCATACTTACGTTTCGAGTACTCTAAATCAACTCTTGCACCATTTATCTCCATACGAGTAACTATTTTTCTAGCAGCCATCTCGATTTCATAGGCTTTGTGGTAAGGCTTGTTAGGACCGCATTTTTCGTAAAACTTTTCCCATAAACGCATCGTTAAAATAGTATCGAGTGCGCCATAAGACCAATAAGGTTCAAAGTTTGTCGGGACAGTCCCCCATGTCCATCCATTTTTTGATAAATCAATATCTAACTTATCTTGAAGGTGCGCAGCATGACCATCTACAAGTCTTGCTGATAAAGGTTTTAGTCCACCAGGACCTAGTGGGTCGATAAGGTGAGCCATAATCATTGTGTCATGTGCACGATGCCAAGGTATTTCCCAATTAGATTTAACTGCAAACCATCTTGCTTCAAATGCAATATTGTGACAAACAATAGGTCCATCAAATTTACTCATTGCTTCATAAAAAACACCAGACCACTCTGCCCAAGGGATAGCCCAGCCATGCATACCGTCACCAACTTGAACTAAACGAATATCTCCATGCCAAGGAGATAGAGCATGGTCTCTAGGAGAACCTAGTTTTTCTCCAGTTTCGATATCTACAGCGATTGCATCGTGAGGACGTCGTTGCCCCAGCCAAGAGATAAATTCATTTGCTTTTTCTACAGAGTCAACAAGGCTTACTTGAATTCCATCTAGTCCGTTTGTCATTTATCCTTCTGTCGTTTTGTTCTAGTTTAGTTCTTTTTTAAGGAATTGTCTCTATCCTATAGATAGTATCTATATTTTCATCATTCTTGGCAGCAACCTCTAAAAGTTCTCTAGCAACGTAGGTAAGGTATCTTGCCCCACTTTCGTTATATTTGTAAAGTGCATCTAGTACAGGCTGAGGATTATCGCTCACCTGAGCCCAGTAGCGATATCTTTCTGGGAAAACAATAGGCAATGACCTATTAGGGTAGCACTCTTCACAAGGAATAGCGTCTTTTTCAAGTTTGTCAGTAAACTCGTCGATTAGGTTATATCTCTCTACTTTTTCACAGGTTGCTCCGTGATAAATTAAAGATACCCCGATGCGAGAAAGCACGTAAGAACCATTTTCAGTTTTATAAAGAGCAAACTCAATCCAGCGCACAGAGCCTTTACGCCAAGAAGAAGATTTACTCAATAGTTTCCCGTTAAACTGTAGGGTTCTAGAACTATCTTTTACTTCAAACATAATCTCTACTTATCTTGATCTTCAACAATTTTTGTTACATCCATTAATTGGGTTAGATCGGCACGAAGAGAGGCTATCTGACCTTCATAATTTGCAGTAATTTCGCCAATACGTTGCTGTAGAGCAATAATCATTAGTTCGTTTTTTGTCTTTGGTGTCTCCATAGGTTTATATTACTCTACATTTACAGCATCGTACTGAGCCTGAAGTGCGGCGATTTGTGCTTCGGCTGTGTCGATCATCTTGTTTGATGAAGCAATAATACTTGCCTCTGGAGCGTCAGTCGCGTTTTGCTCAATGATGTTGAGTTCGGCGCTGTACTTGTTAATTTTTACACCGCGTATGCGAGAGGCAATGAGGTTTAGCTTCTCTTCCTTTGTGATATCTGTACTTGACATTATTTTTCCTTTTCTTTTATCTTTTTATTCTTGGTTTTCCAAGAAATCTTTATTCAATATTTAATTGTACTTTAACATTATTTAAAGCTCTTAAAATATTTTCTATATTGTTAATTGCAGATACCAAAACTTCCTCATCTCCAGGCTGAAGAAGGTGAAGTTCTTCATTTAATATTCTATTATGCTCTTCTAGGTTAATATTATGAAGGTCTATTCTAGAGTTAAGTATTAGCATTTTATCGTTTATGTCCATATTAAACCCATACTGAAAAGTCACTTCTATAAGTTGTTCCGTCTGTTCCAACAACAACAGCTCTATATCTTAGGTATCTAGGATTGGTATTAAATGTAACTGGCTCAGTTGCGCTAGCTATGTTACCAGGGCTACTATAGTCACCAGATAAGGTACTAACTCTGTTATCAAATGAAGAATTTCCAACAACTAAGCCTCCACCAGTTCTTCTCGGTCTTGTTCCCGATGTAATAAGTCCAGCCGGGTTACTTCCTTGACCAGTGGCTGTGTTTGCTGTAGAGTACTGCCACTCCCAAGTAATATTTGAGGCAGTGTAATCTCCAGATGTTGGAAGCTGATTGTTCCAACCCCATCTTAATCTAGAAGATGAATTTAATCTGTTAAATGCTGGAGCTGTCATTGTTCCCCAGACGACAGGGTTAAGTGGTGCCGCAGTGGTAGCGATAGAACTTGAAAACGCAGTCGTAAATTCCTGCACATCAGAACTTGTTGACGAAACCTTAACCTTTGCATAGTACGTCGTACTTGCAGCTCCTCCAGTCCAAACATAAGACCAGTCACCAGTGGTAAGAGCGGGAGTTGGTAGACCAGTACTTATAGTAGAGATTAAAGTTTGAGAAGAGTTGTATATGTAGATTTCGCTTATTACTACATAGCGTGCTCCTGATGTAACGGGTCCAGCAGTGCCCGAGATAGTAAAACCTGTTGAAGTAGCTGTTCCAACTGATATGGAGGTAGTAGGAACTATGTATGCCCTACTAGAAACAACGCCGTATGCTATAGCACTATCCCCTGTCTGACTTGCTCCGTCATATCCAGTTACTTTAGCTCTAAAATAGTAGGATGGAGCTGTAGCATCACTAAGCGTAATTGTGTACTGTTTGCTTGCGTTTGCAGTATATGCTGGACTATCTGTAGGCACTGCTGGATTGGATGAGTAAAGAATTTCATATTTATACGAACTTGCCCCTGTCCAAGTTCCTTCAGAGACCGTAATAACTGAACCACTGCTAAAATTATTAGTGTCTGTTGATAAAGTTGGTACCACTGTGTTTACTGGACCTGCTGTAGTAGTAAATGTAACACTTCCGTAGTTTGTTCCAGTAAAGTAGTAGTTGTTTGCTCTAACTAAAACCGTATATGAAGTACTTGCTGTAAGCCCGGTAAGATTTACCGACGTGTTTGTTGACGTCGATGTCCAACTTCCTCCGCCATTTAAAGAGTAATCATAACTTTGAATGTCTGACATGCCTTTACTTTCTCTAAGTGGGGCTGTCCAAGATATAGTGGCAGAGGTTTTTCTAACGTTAGACTCCGTTACTGAAGTTGGCGCCTGTGAAGATGAACCTTGATTTGCAACTATGGTGAAATACCCATCATCATTTGACCCAGAGGTTACAGAGGACGAAGCAAGCCATACAGGGTGTGTTGAAGAGCCAAACTCTGTAAATGAAGTGGCAAAGGCTGAAGTTGTTCCGAAGTAAACTCTGTACTCTCCTCCTACGGTTCTACCAGAAGTAATGGCACTATAACCTGTGCGTGACCCATCAACGTAGTACGCAGTGTTGGAATAAGTGGATGTAGGGAATGCAACAAGTTTAATAAGTGCGTAGTCCTGACCGTTAGTAAAGTGCACCTCATACTCTATTTCAAAATTAGTTCCACCAAATCTTTTTCCACGCCAAAAAATATAAAATTTAGAACTGTCTGCGGCCCAACGTACCGAGCTCATTTCGAGGTCTGCTGGAAGTATGCCTAACACTCTATCGACGGTACTGGATATGTTTATAGCAGACTGTCCTCCGTCAAAAGAAATGTAGCCGTTTGTTCCGATGTGCACTGTGTTTCCGAAAGAAAAAGTATAAGTACGTGAAGTTGAAAAAAATTGGCGCCAAGTCCCAGATACGTTTATCCATCCTTGCGAAACGCTTCTCCAAGTAGATGAAACTTTTATCCAGATCTGAGACGCGGACCTCCAGGTAGAACTTGTTTTTATATATGCAGGCATGGGATTATGTGTACACCACTACTATATCTCCGTCAGATCCACCTGAAGGAGTTCCTGCAGTTGCAGTTGGGTATATATTTCTAAGACCTGCTGTTCCGTATGAAGCAGACGATGAGGCAGATGGCATCTTAATTGTATAAAGAGAATGCACTTCAGAAGCTTGAAGCTCGATTCGCACTCCTGCGTTAATAAACAAATATCCATCGCCTGACTGGCCATCGGCGTTAATTACTGTTGCAGTGCCTCCACCGAACTGATAAATCTCAAAATATGGGGAGGCTGTTGGACCCCAAGTTAGGCTAGGGCTGTTGTATAGCAAGGTATTTGTAAGTGTAAACTGACCGCCTGCACTTCCAGCAGCAAGTTGAATAGTAGAGCCTGAAATTGTTCCGCCACTAATAAAGTTTCCACTTATAGTCCCTGATGTTATCTGTGATGCAACAATATCTCCTGTATAAATTGTTCCTGCTCTAAGTGTTCCAGCCTGTAAAACACTTACATCAAGACTATTTGCTGCAATACGTGCGGCATTAAGAGTGCCAACCGAAATTGTTCCAGCATCAATGCTAGATATTGCTTGATAACCAAGACCGTACTGAACCCAAGCACTTCCTGACCACCTAGAGATACGATCTCCGTTTGCAGTATCAAACCACAAATCACCTGTTGCAAATGTCCCCGTTGGGGTTGAATTTTGACGATATACCTTATTTTTTCCATCTGCCGTGGTTTGTGCAGCGCTTGCAGCGGCGGCGGCGGCAGCAATTGCTGTATCCTGAATATTTACCCAAGCAGTGCCATTCCATACATAAAGTTTGTTTCCATCATCTGTGTCATACCAGATATCGTTTATCTTTAAAGAACCAGAAGAAGGTGCAGTTGTTTGCGAGTAGATGGTGTTTTTTCCATCTGCTGTTGCCCGAGCAGTGGCATCTGTTATCTCTACATAATCTCCCTCTTCTTCACTATACAGTTGACCTCCGCCTGTATCAGGGTCTACAACTAATAATCCGTCTTTTGGATTATCAATTACATCTGCAGGATTTTCTGTAGTTATTACAGTAGTACCAAAATCAACTTCATCTGCGGTAATACTACTAGGGGCTATAGCAGCAGCATTAATAACTCTTTTTTGCAGTTTTGTTCTAATAGGCTTGCGTTCTAAGTACTTAAGTCTACGTCTAACATCAGAGATACTATTACCTAAATTTTTATTACTGTTTCTTCTTCTACTTGTCATTTTTTCTGTCCTCCTTCCATTCGTCTATAAGTTCTAATGTTACTGTCTCTGGAAATGCTGGTGTCTCTGGGACGCTGACGCTGTAACTAATAATTTTTCTAACAATAACATCGCCTCTAGGCTCTAAATCATTTGCTAAACGCATTCTAACAAACTCGTCATCAATTATTATTGAACACCAGTCTCCTGGCAGATAACTTCCAACTACAGGATCTATAGAACCATTTACAGAAATAGTAAAGATAGCCTCTGGCGGTCTAGATTCCCCAAGAAAGTCCTGAGCATATGAATACAAAGCTTCTTTACCAGCAGCAACAGTATTGACATCATTTTTTTCTTCTATTTGGTCTAAAATAGGCCACCCTTGTTTTAGCAAGGATGTATCAGTAGCTGCTGCATATGGTTGACTTGCTGTTCCATCTAAACTATCTGCATTTCCTCCTACCCACATGCGGGTAGCGGAGTTTTCTGCATTTTCATTTAAAGTAAATTCAAATACATTACCTGGATACTCAAAAACGTTTTGGTCAGCACCGAGAGCACTTAGCGGTAGAACTATGCCAATATATCCTTCGCAAGCGGTGGAAGGTACATTATTATTGTATGAATAGAAAGTAAAAGTAGTAGTTGTGGGCACACTGACCACTACAACAGTCCCATCGAAAGATAGTCCTACATCCGTAAGAACTACTTCATCCCCGACAGATAGATTATGGATAGTCTCTGTAGTTACTGTAGCAATATTAGATGTTAATTGTTTATTAGTTACTGCTATTTTTTCTGGAGGAGTCTTAAAGGGAACAAAAGCAAAACTTCTTGTAAATTGATTATTCTGAAAATCACAATCTATTCTGTACTCGAAACCATCTAATTCTTTAGCAAAATCTTCTAAGATTTCTCCAAACATTCTTAAGTCAGACCCTCTAAAAACACTTTGAGTAGAGCCTAAATACTTACCACTCAAGTCCGCTGTAGAAGTAATAGCAATATCAGAGTTTGAGGAGTATGACCCGTAGGTTCCAGCAACTGCTCTTGCTCCCCAAGAAACAGTTCCACCGTATACTGCTGAAGTCGCATAATTTAAAACGGAATATTTATTATATCTAAGTGTTCGTGTATCTGGAACTACTGTAACTATGCTTACTCCATCATAATCAGACCCAACATTTTCAACAACAATGCTTTTTCCAGCAGTTAAATTGTGAACAGAACTAGTAGTTAATGTCACTGTTTTGTAAGAAGCCTCCCCTACTACCACCGCGGTGATTGCTGTGTCAGGGTTGTCTACTGGATAACTAAAAGAAGAGTTAGTTGGAACATCAACTACTATATGAGTACCGTTTAGCACTGCTTGAACTGTAAAAGTAACTGATTCAGATGAGATTGCTGCCAAAGTAGGTTTGTTTAGAGTCACTGTTGTGCCAACTACTTTTTGAACAATAGTATTTGCACTTAACTTTCCAGTAATCGAGACCAACATGCCTGGGCTTATGTTCGAGGCATCTGTAACTGTCATACTTGTAGAGCCTGAAGAAGCAGTGGCAGTTTTGTTATAAGAAACTATATTATCTAACTTAGAAACGCTTACATAATCTCCTACTGCAAGCCCATGCTCAGTAGAAGTTGTTAATGTAGCAATATTGTCTGTAACTTGTTTGTTAGAGATAGATAAAGTAATAGTAGATATTGTTTTGGAAGTAACATCATAGGACGTATAGGGTGTTACAGCAGCAGAAGATATATTTCCAGCGCCTGTAACAACAAAACTAAAGCTAGTAGTAGTTGGAATAGCAGTTATTGTCCTAAATCCATCTAAAACACCGTCAACTGCAACTATTTCTACTAGTTGACCTTCAATTAAATCGTGAACTTCAGACGTAGTTAATGTAGCAGTGTCAGAAACGCACACTTTATTAGTTACTGTGTACTCTAAATCTGTTGCAGGGGTTACCTCGTCGTTGATAAACTCATTTGCACTAAAATCATCATTTAACCATCCTAAAATATCTCTAGCAACATCGTAAGAGTCAACTACAGAACGAGCCTGACCTATGTCTGACCTACTAAGAGATAAAGTAGCACTACTTGCAAATGAAAAACTTGCCAAAGATGGAACTGCAGTGATGGTATGAACACCGTTTAATGCAGAATTTAGTGCGTAAACTTCTACAGTGTCTCCCACTGCAAATTCATGGGCTGTATTTGTATAAATTGTTGCAGTTCCAGCCGATGCTTCATACTCGGTGCAGTAATAAGGCTCGCTACCATAATAAAGAGTTTGCCACACTGCTCTGTGGTACAAATAACTTATAAACTCAGCGCCATCTACAGTTAAAGTTTTATTTTGAGGAGAATAACTTCTACTCCATATAATCCCACCCCAGACGCAAACACCATTTCTAAGAATGTATATCGCTGTTTTTCCTGGCATTGTATTTTCATATAAATTAAAATCTGCAGTTGCCTCTATTACAGGTACAGAGCCAGAAAATGACCCAGCCTTACTTAAGGCTCTTTGGTATGTAACATCTGTAAAAGGGATTTCACCTAATATATTATTTGTAATAATGTCAACAGCATAATATCTATACTCTGCTGGTGTAATTTCATGAATTGTCATTTTTATGTTCCTTAAGTTTAGGGCTTAAGAAAGCCACCCAGACCTATAGTCTACAGATAGCGTCGCTGTGGGGTTAACAGTATTGCCTTCGTCAAAAAAACTAATTGTATTATTACCTGGATATAGATTAATCCAGTTGTTATACACTTCTAACTTAGACCTTGCTCCAGAATATGCGCCATTTAAAAATACAGACCTATCATATGTATCAATTTCTAAAACATCGGGACCATATACAACGCTTCCACTTGCAGCTCCGTAGGCAACATTAGAACCAACTGTTTCATATGTAAATGTGCTAGTTGTAGGGGTACTTAGAACAGTGACAACTCCATCATATGGCGAACCAAGACCAGAGATGGTGACAACGTCACCAGCAATCATTCCATGAGTAGTAGTTGTAGAGATTGTAACTAAATTATCAGTTAATCCTCTGTTATTAATTGTTTTAGTGGTTTCTGCTCTTAGTGTATCTGTTATAGTAATAAATTCTTCGGTAGTGTCATTAGAAATAATTGCTGGACCAGTAAGTGGACCAGTGATTGTTAGATATACGCTAACTGGAAAGTTTCCTTCATTTTCAATAATCTCTGTTCCATCTTCAGAAGTAGAGCTGCCTCTGCAGGTAATTAATGTGTTGTTATACCCGTATGTTGGGTCTGCAGTATTCCACTTGTACTTTATTGGGTCCGCTGCCCTAAGACCGATAGAAAACTCAGTTCGACCACGAGCATTTACTGTTTGAATTTCAACATCACCACTTAGTCTTACATAGGATGCTCTGACAGAAGAACCTTCATTTGTTTTAAGCCATGCTCCAGAATAAACTAAGTTTGTAGCAGCAACTAATCTATCTCTAGCAGCAGCAAGCAAAGAAGGGTCTGGAGTTAAAATAACGCCTTCAAAAGTTATATCTCTTGCGTTGTATCTACCTTTAACATCATAAGAGCCGTCTCCCCAGCCTCTAGCAATATCAGGAACTTCAGCTGAAGGAGGTTGCCACCAACCACCAAGGTCAGTAACTACCCAAACAACCCCGTATTCATCAATTGTATTAAATGTAAAGTCATTGAGCGATATATCTGCCTGTAACTTCATTCCAGTTAGATGAGGCTGTGGAAGTGGAGTTAAAGCAAGGTTTACCTTTGAAGTTTCATTAGATTGATTAGAGTTAGTAAAAAACTCTCCTACTGAAGCAGATTTTTCTAATAAAACAGCATCAAGTAAAAAAGTTTTTGCTGTAGTTCCAGCAGTAGTTTGAATAAAAGCAAAGTTAGCGTGAGTAGATGTTGCAGGAGCAGTAAATACTGCTGTAACTCGCTTCCACCCAGAAGAATTAGTTGAAGATGTAGCAGTGTTATTACTTATAGAAACTATAGAACCAGAAGTAGAAGCGTTGTACCAAATTGCTTTAATACTAAAAGAGCCACTTTCTTGACCGCTTGGGACTTTTATATACCCAGAAATGGAATAACTAGATAGCGCTGTAGTAGCAATTCTATTTGTAGTAATTACTCCAGAGTTTGCTTGAGCAGACTTGGTTATTTCTAAAGACGAGGAACCGACAAAATAGTCAGAGGAAGTTACTGAAATAGAGGTTGTTGCAACTACTGCTGTACCAGTGTCGGCCGCGGAAGTAATACTGCCAGAAGTTGAAGTTGTGTAAGTAAAAGTAGTATCGCTAGGAACCCCTGTAATTGTGTAAGTTCCGTGCAATGGGGTATTGCCATTAGTTCCAGCAATAGTTACAACATCTCCTACTACGAAGCCGTGGGCTGCTGAAGTAGTTATAAGTGCTGTTGTACTAGTTCTTTCAGAATTACTAATATTTTTTGTATTTGTAGAAGGTGCTAACCCAAAAACAGTGGCAGTTCCTGTATCTGGTGCCGATGTAATTGTTCCACTTGTGGAAGTTGTGTATCTAAATGTTACTGAAGTTGGCACTGCTGTAATTGTGTAAGTACCGTGAAGGGCGGAGTTTCCATTTGTCCCAGAAATGGTTACAGTGTCACCAACTAAAAATCCATGATCAGTGCTGGTAGTTATTGTTGCAGTAGTAGAACTTCTCTGAGAGTTAATAATTCTTTTGTTTAGATTCTGAGCAGCAGACCAGCCAGTAGTGTTAGTTTGGTAGGTAGGGTTTGTAAACAGATTTGAGCGACTCATTAAGCTGCTCCCTTACGAAGTTGGAAGGCAATCTGACGAGAAACAATGGATGCAAGCTCTCTTTCATCCATACCAGCAGAAGGATTAATTGTTATGTTAATTCCAGAACCTCTTCCACCAGATAGCATTTCAATCATTGCTTTATCACGCTTTGATAAACCATCTGGGTCAAGTGGTTCTACACGCTCAGGGCGTCCTGCTTCACCAATTGTGGCAAGAGTTCCACCAGCAGAAGGCATAACAATTCCGCCTTTTGCAAGAGGTTTAATATCTGGAGTATCTAACGTAAAGCCTCTTCCAGCAAGAGGTCCTAATGGAATCCCAAAAATTTTATCTGGAAATCTTAAATTAAATTGAAGAGCATTCCATCTTCCAATAATGTAATTTATAGCAAGTTTAAATGAGTCTTTTATCCCATCCCAGAGACCACTTGCCGCAGCCCTTATGCGACCAGGAAGAGCTCTAATAGTAGAGATAATGCTGTCCCAATTTCGTGCTATTGCAATAACTGCAGCACCAATAGGACCTGTAAGAATAGAAAGTATCATAGGCCAGTTGTTCTTTAAGAAATCAATTGTTCCTGAAAAAGCATTTTTTATTGCTGTACCTATACCATTAACAAGATTTCTAAACGTCTCACTTTTTGTATAAAGTATCCCGATAGCTGCAAGTACAAGACCGACTACGGTTAGAAAAAGTCCAAGAGGGTTTGCCGCAATGGCAGCCCCTAAACCTCTAAAAGCAGCTACAAGAGATGTACCTATTGCTTTTACCAACTGAACCATTGCTGTTCTAGCAACTTTGACAGCTGAAGCTGCAAGAGATAATATTTTTGCTTGTAAAGTACTTGTAGTTAAAGCAGCTAATTTGGCTGAACCAGTTAAAACTCCTAATGTTCTAGTTAGTACAAGTATTCCACTTACAGCTACTTTAAAAGCAAATCCACTTATTTTACCTATTAGACCAAGAGCACCTAGCACTGGAAGTATAGCAGCTGAAAGTTTTAAAAAGAATTGCCCTACAGGACTTTCTAAAATTTTGTTTAAAGTCTCTAAAACACTGGTTAAAGTATTAAAAAATATTTTTATAGAGCCAGATTCGGTAACTAGTTTTACAAATTCGGCAAATGTTATTAAAAATTCACCAAAAGAAGGCAAAGCATTGCTTATATCTTCACCTATTTCTTGGAAGATATCTGTAACTTCATTTAGTTGACCTAAGAAAACTCCTAGTTCTGGGTTATCAGCAAGAGTTATAAATCCTCCTAGAATATTTCCAAGAAGACTTAAAAGTTTTGTTCCATTTTCTGCTGCATCAGCAAAAAACTCTCTTATAGGTCTACCATCAATAGTTTCTAGATTTTTAAAGGCTAAAGATATGTCCTTAAAGTACTCTAAGAAAATCTCTCCAGCGCTTCCAGGACCCACGTTTGCTTGTACAAGATTTTGAAATCCACCAAAAACGTTTCCAAGAATGGTACCTAAATCTTTTAATATGCCCTGAGCAATCTTAAAACGTTCTGTAAGTTTCCCAGTTGCCTCGTCAAGTTTTCGAGTTTCTTTCCAAGATTCTGTTGTATTTTTTAAAAACTCACCAAAAGCATCAATTAATGGTTTAGCAGCTTTTAGAAGAATTAAAAATCCTTCATAGAGATTGCCTACTGCACTACCAAGATTGTCGATAAATTTATTGTTTGTTTTCCATATGGACTCTAGTCTTCTTATGTTCTCTGAGCTTGTCACGACCTCAGAAATTCTTATTGCTACTTTACCTAAAACATCTCCAGTTGCGGTAAGAAGAGGTCTTAAAGCAGGAAATAGATTCTTTACTAAGTTATCTATTGCTATTTCTAGTTGAGGAAAAAGTCTTTGTCCAGCAGCAGAACTTAGTTTTTTAAACTCTGATTGTATAGAAACCAAGTATTTAACAAAATTCTGAGCTTCTTTTGATAAACCAGATAAAGCATCTTGGTAGGCATCTGTTCCAGAACCTTGTAAGGCAGCGTCTCGTGCTTCAGTTGCTTCTATTACATTTCTTGTAGCCTCAAGTACTATCTTACTTCCATCTACCTGAGACTTTACATCTGGACCTAATTTAGCATTTGCTGCTTCTGATTTTTTAAGGTCATTATTACGATCAATTGCTCTACGATAATTTAAATCTGCTTCAGCAAAGGCAAGTTCTGCTTCTTTACGAGCACGAGAGTTAGGTGGTAAATCAGAAACACGAGCAAGAGTTTCACGAGCTTTTTCTAACTCTAAAGCAGCTCTTTTTTCTGATATTGCAGCGTTCTCAGAATCAAAACCTAGTTGCTGTATTTGTTCAATTGCAGTTTCTCTTGCTTCTGCTAATCTTTCATACGCTGCTAGTAAGTTTCTTTGAGCAGATTCTTCTGATTTTATAGAAGAGACCGTTTTTTTAGAAGCCTTATTTCCTGCTTGTACTGCTTTAGCAATTCCAGAAAATGCTAATCTTAATGTTATTGCTGCTTGACCCGCGGCTGTGAATGCTCCAGCTAAAGTAATTAACGCTGGAGTGGCAGCAGCCCCAATTATCGAGGTAAGAGAGATAAGTCCTGTACCAAGAAGACCAATAATCCCACCTAATGAAGTAAGTATTGGACCTAAGAAAAAACCAGCTCTTGTTAAACTAGAAAATCTTTCTCTAGCTCTATCTGCTTCTGCTAAAAATTGGGGTGTAATAAAATTAAAATTATTACCAGATTTACTAAAACCTCTATTTACTCCATCAGATAAATCTTTTCCAGCTCTTTCACCAACTCTATCAACACCATTAAAAGCTTTTTGAATGTCTCTTTCAACACTAGAAGTGATGGCGCGAACTACTACATATGCATCACCAACAATTGCCATGCGCCATCACCTCCTAATCTCTTAGCCCAAAGGGGCATCTAGTACTGATCCAAACGGCTTTTGCATGTCTGGATTAAAATCTGTTGGCGGAACAAACGGCTTCACTGCTTGACTGCTTGGGTCAAACGGAGTTATGTCGCTGTAATCAAAATCTCCAACAGAGTTGTCAAAACCTGCGTTTTGACGGCTTTTAGTTGCTTTATATTTATAAGTAGTTTCATAGAAATCCCTATAAATAATTTCTCTTACTTTGTCTTTG